GAAACGTAGGATTTCACCATTTCCATCCTTGACATATCAGATAGAAAATCGGACCAAGTAGAAGAACTGTCTGAAATAGAAAATCCTTCAGCTGGTCCGACTCCTAACTGTGTAAGAATGGAAAACGCAGTGTTAATTCCCATAATAATATCGGCGTCGAAATGGGTATACTCTTCAGTTATTCCCAAATCTTTCTTAACCGACGTGAGTATACTATCATTCATTACTTCACCGCCTTAAACAATTTTTACGAATTCCTTAGCACAATATCCGTACTTATCTCCAACTTTAACTCTGTAAAAATCAGAAGTGCTTCCTGAGTGATCTACTTCAACTTCAGTTCCGTTAATAATAACTGCGACGAAAGAACCACTCTTGCTTGGCTTACTTCTAACAAAAAGTTTTTCACAAGTCACGACACCAACATTAGAAGTTACTTCTACCGGTGTTTCTTCAACTTTAACTTCTTCAGTCACTTCTACCGGTGTTTCTGTCTTTTTCTTTCTAGGCATTGTTTAGTCCTCCTTATTATAACTAGGCCTTTCTTCATATAATAAATAATACGCATTGTCCGGATTATAGCTTAGATTTCCATCCCATACAAAGCTATTGAAATCTCCGGATAAGTATTGTTTTACTATTTCTTTATCTTCATCGCGAATTTTTAAATCTGACATTTTAGCTTCTTTTATCTGATCAACATACTTTTTTGCTAATTGATTGACTCTTCTTTCTTTGGCTCTGTCAGCTTTCTCAGAAATATTTGTCGCTTCTCGATACTCTTTACTATTTATTAATTTGTCATACTTCGTGGAGTTGGGATCAATTCCTTTCTCCATTAAAAGACGTTTTTTCTCTGCATCTGCAGCTTGCTTCGATAAGTCTTTATACTTTGAATCATTAAGAACTACATTTTCGAAATTTTTCTCAGCTTCATCAAAATTTTTACCTGTTGACTTCCTGGCACTACGAAATAGAAAACCACCGCCAGATTTTCTATGTTCCTTATACGCTTGCTTTTGCGCTTTTTTTTCTAACTGTTCTACACCGTATCTACTTCTACCAGCTGGTGTTAAAGAGCCATCTTTATTCTGGTAACGGCGTACGCCCCATTTCTGGCCTAGAATGCCGTGGTGAGAAAGTTCAGAGGTTGTGTAAAATTCCATTTTGAATTTCTCCTATTTTGTTTTTGTGTAGCCCCATTCCTTCTCCTGCTTCTTTCTCATCTTCTTACCATACTTCTCGTCGAATGTCTGGTAGGTTCGATAAGTTGCTTTCGCAGATTTAGCTAATTGGTAAGCCTTTTTAGCTGTCTCAATTTTTGACGTTTTAGGCTTTGGTGCTGACACTTTTTTCTCTTTAGTAGGTTTGGTGTATCCATACATCTCGTTAAATGTACTTGTAACCTTTGGTTTGTATGTCTGTTCCTTTACAGCTTTGACTTGCTTCGTAACCTTTGGCTGTTTAGGCTGCTTCGGTTTGGAAGAAAACCATCCTCGTTTTGGCTGTTTTACTTTGTACGTACCGGACTGCGGCATCTGTCTATTTCTGAAAGGTGTCTCTTTGGATTTGTAAGCCTGTTCGGTAAATGTTCCGATACGATTCTTACGTTTTCCGGACATTGAATAGGAACCTTCAGTCGGTAATTCGTTGAAAGGTTTTATGAGTACGTCGAGATTGGCAATTTTCTTAGCTGTCTGAATATCTCCGATTTTTCGTCCCAATTTGTATCCACCATATGCCGCGAGACAAGCGCCGACAACAACTGCACCTGTTTTTATCATCTTCTTCTGTTTATCGGTCAGCATAGGTTTCTTGGATTCTCCGGCTGTCTCGTTACTCGAAGACTTTTTTGAGCTTGATGATGACTCTCCGTCATTATCTAAAGACTTTCTCCATCCAGCTTTTCGTTCGGCGGATGAGTGGTCTTCGGGGTCTAAGGGATACGGAGGACCCTGCTTTCTACCCCACTTCATTCCGAGAATGCCGTGGTGAGAGAGTTCAGATGTTGTATAGTAAATCATTTTGAACCTCCTAATTATTCACGCCCATATCGTATGTATTGGTCAATTTCAAACTCGCCAAGATCCTTGTATTCGGAAAGTTTCGACACTGGAATGTCTTTATAATCCTCAGTAATTTTGTTTCCGATTTCAGTTACGAGCTGATTGTATCTTTTATTCAATTCAGCGCTTTGTTCTTCTTTTTCTTTGATGTATTGTTTATAAAATTCATTTTTAGAACCATGCCCCCACTCATAGTGATCGTAACCGTAGTCCAATTCGCCATCATCCAAACCATGCCCAGAATTTTCTTTTTTGTACTCTTCCAAACCTTTCCAGTAATACTTATTTTTTATTCGTTCAGATAAATCGTCCATATCAGTTTGAATTTTTCTTGCTTCTGCTATATTTGATACTACTTCTTTTGAATTGAATATGGTTTTTTTTAAAGCTTTACGCTCACTATCGTTATCGATTTTACTACCTTTTTTTACATATTCATCGTATAATTTGGATGTTTTTTTATCATAATCTAAAGCCTCTTTCGTCATTATTTCTGACATTTTTTTATTCCGATTTTCCGGAGAATTCGGATCGGATTTCCACCATTTACTTGGTTTTTTAAGTTTTTCAACTTTTTGTTGGTATTCTTTATACAATGCGTCTTGTTTTTTGTTGGTGTCTAAATCTCCCTCGATAAACCTTCTAGTTTTTTGAGATATAGATTCATTACTCCAAGAATATTTTCCTCGATTTCCAGCGGACGCTTTATCTTCTGACTTACCAACGCCGTACCTATTTCTACCAGCCGCTGTTAAAGAACCGTCAGGATTCTGGTATCTTCTAACGCCCCATTTCTGGCCTAGAATACCATGGTGAGAGAGTTCTGTTGTGTAAAATTCCATTTTGAATTTCTCCTTTAATTTCTAATCGAAAGCTTCTTTGTTTAACTTGTATGCCACGAAGGCATCAAGCATAGCCGCAACAGCATCTATCTTTTGATCGTATCGCTTCTTTAAAAGTTTACGGTTTCCATTAGTGTCTTCAAGTGTAATACAGTTACCCATTGCGAAAGTCATAAGCTCTTCGTCGAACAAAAGCATTCTGTCTTCAGAAAGCTGTTTCAATTCGCCTAATGGCACCGATTCGGTTTTAGCACCCTGTATTACTTTCTCGATACCAAATGGTCCGTTTTCAGAAGCCCATCTCTCGACGAATTCCTTCGCATTGTATGGGTCATAGCCGAAGCATCTAACGTCGTAACCGCGTTCGCTTATGTGCTCATCTAAATCGTCATAGACTTGCATGATGTCGATTATGGTTCCCTCTAAAACAATCAAACTTCCTTCTTCCATGAATTGGTCGTACTTCATTCTCATAGCAGCTGGTAGTTTTGCTAATGTTCTAGATGAAATGTAGTTTCTGGTTTTAATACCAAAAGCTCCATTCGAAAGTGGGAACATAAAAGTGAAAGCACAGAAGTCATCACCCTGCGATAAGTCTGCTCCAAGTGCGCAAGGCATCTGCCAAAAATCACGCTTACGGTGTGGAAGGGTTTCTTCGTATGTGAAGTAGTATGTGTAACCTTCCATCGGTATTCCGAATCTCTTCGCTAAAATATCGTTTCGTGCTGCGGGAGCTTTCTCAGCTCTTTCAACGTCCAACTGGTAAGTCTCATAAGTTACAGTCTTTCCCAAGTTAGGATTGGCTTTGAGCCACTTGTCTGGTTCTCCGACTTCGTCTATGGAATCGAGTTTGTACCACCAGATTGAAACGTGAGGATTGACGTAATCGCCTTTTAGGATGTCCGACAATTCCATTTTGATTGTATCTCCGGCTCCGTTTCGAACGGTACCCTCTGAACTAATAGCCACGATTAAATAGTCGTCAACTTTTGAGGCACCCTGTTCAATTGCACCTATTACATCTTCTCTAATGTCTCCAGAAAGCCACTCGTCAACTGTAGCAACTTTAATCTGAAGACCCTGAAGTTTGTTAATCGCCATTGGTCGTATCTCAAGAAGTGACCCAGTTAAGAAATTCTCAATGCCTTTCTTTGTAGAAGCTAGCTTCATACGATTGGCACGTGAGCCTGTGGTGTTCTGTAAAGAACCTTCAGTCAAAAACTTATAGAGCGGTCCTCTCGATCGAACAATCGCAGTTCGTATTGGGGAAAGAACTTCCTCAGCCTGCTTCATTGTTGGAGCTGTCGTTATCTGATGTGTGGTAGTGGTGTCGACGTTTAAAAAAAAGTTTTGTAGGCATGAACCATACATTGACTTAGCGGCACCTCTTGCCACGATTAAATACTGTTTATTAATTAATCGTTTCTTTACCGACTTACGGACATAGTGTCCGCCGTGATTGTCTTTGTCAGGTTCGAAAACACTTCGCTCAACGAAATAGTACCAACCAAATATCTGCTCTGCCCAAAGTTTAAAGCTGTCGAGTAGATTCAGGTCAGCACCATCTGTTAATGTTAATT